TCATGGAGTGACTATACAACAAAGTTTGGAACATGGAACGCAACAGCTTCTAATGATCTTCCGTTAGCTGTTTATATGTTCTTTTCAAACGGCGGAAGTAAGGCATATGTTACTCGCGTAGTAAACACAGCCGTAAAAGCTACTCGTAGCTTTAATGACACAGCTGGAACACCTATTCCAACTCTGTCACTAACTGCTGCAAATGAAGGTACTTGGGGTAACTCAATTAACGTAACTTTCAGCGCATCTACAACAACAGGCTTGTTTGATGCAACTATTTATTTTGGCGGAAACACAGACGCCTATATTGTTGAAAAGTTCACAGACCTTTCAATGACAGCGTCAAATACTCGCTACGCTGTAACAGTTATTAACACAGGATCTTCCTATGTAACTGCGACAGATCTTGGTTCAGCAAGCACAGGGGCTACACGTAACCCAGCAACTGCTACACCAAACCAAGCACTTTCCACAGGTACAAACGGATCAGCAATTTCTTCTATTACATCATACTCTACGTTTGACACAATCAAGCAATCTTTGATTCTTAACGTTGCAGGATTTACAGATACCACCACTATCAACGCGGCCATATCTTACGCCGCAGCTCGTGAAGATGTATTTGTAGTAATTGATGGAATGGTAGATACAGTAGCTAATCAGCTAACTCGATCAGCTGCTTACACAGCTTCTTCTTATGCAGCCGTTTACTACCCACAAATTATTATTTCAGACCCAACATTGGGTGTTGGTGGAGCATCAAATTCTACTAAAACACTTGGTGCTGGAGCAGCTGTTGTAGGTCTTTACTCAGCAACAGATGCCTCTCGCGGAGTATTCAAAGCACCAGCTGGTCTTCAAGCTCGCCTTGCTGGAGCGGTCTCTGTTCCAGTATTAACAAACGCTGAACTTGATTCTCTTAACTCTTCTGCTGCACCTGTAAACGCAATCAAATACGTTTCGGGTTCAGGCATTGTTGTAATGGGGTCTAAGACTCTTAAGCCAGGATACGTAGACAAGTATGTACCTGTCCGCCGCACACTTATCTACTTGCGTAAGGCTCTTACAGACCTTACCGAGTTTGCAATCTTTGAGCCAAACGATGCCGCTCTATGGCGTCGTCTTGATTCAACTGTTAGCAGTTTCCTTACCCAGTTCTGGGGACAGGGTGGCCTTGCAGGAACAACTCCAGCAAGTGCGTTCTTTGTAAAAGTTGACGCAACTAACAACCCACAAGCATCAATCGATAATGGGCAAGTTAATATCGAAGTTGGTGTGGCCCTTCAGCGTCCAGCTGAATTCGTAATCATCAAAATTGGTCAGTTTGACGGTGGAACCACCGTTACTGTGGCGTAAAGGAGAGCCAATAAATGACAAGTAGCATAATCAACCGTTTCTCAACAATTGCAACGGATCCTCTACGCAGTTTTAGATTCTACGCAGAATTTAAAGCAACTAGCCAGGCTCAGTTCAATGACAAAATCATCAGTGGTGGAACAGGCTGGGTTGGTGGTTTTACCAACATCAGCGGTCTTAACATCACTACACAAGCAATTCAATACCGCGAAGGCGGCTACAACACAACTGTTCACCAGGTACCTGGCATGACAACATTCAGCCCAATCACGTTCCAACGTGGCGTTTTGGATGGAAATGATCAGGCTATTACTTGGATGCGCGGCTTGTTTGCCGCAGCTTCAGGTGATGGGCTTGCAACAACAGGCGCGGGAAAGACTTTCCGTGTAAACATCGACATCTATGTTATGGACCATCCAAACTCAGGTCCAACCAACACAAACACACCAAAGATGGGCTTCCGCATTCACAACGCTTGGATTACAGGTCTAAACTACACAGACCTTAATGCAAACGACGGAGCACTTCTATTTGAATCAATGCAGCTGGTGCACGAAGGTCTATCAGTATTCTTTACTGATGACGATTACAAGCCAACTGGCCGTACAATTCTCGACTAACCAACAACTTAGGAGCATAAACAGTGTCTGATGTAATTACCGATGCACAACTCATATCACAATTTGCTGCAAAAGCAATGGAAGAGCCTGAAGCTATTATCAAAACTCAGGCACCTTCTGACTCAGAAGTAAAGTTGCCGGGCGGCTTCATCAGCAGAACTGGTGAAGTCGTTCGGACAGCTGAAGTAAAAGAGCTTAACGGCTTAGACGAAGAAGCAATTTCTAAAGCAGGATCTGCGGCAAAAGCGTTTAACGTATTGCTACAACGCGGTCTTGTAAAGCTAGGTTCAGAAGACGTCACTAAAGACCACATTGATACTTTGCTTTCAGGTGACCGCGACGCAATTTTAATTGGTATCCGAAGGGTAACTTTTGGAGAAGCAATTACTTTGAATGTGCAGTGCGCAAACTGCGGTGGACCTCAAACTTTAGAAGTAGACCTTGTAAACGATGTACCTACAAGAACTCTTGAAGATCCAATTGCAGAACGTACATTTAAAGTGCTTACCAAACGGGGAGCAGTAACTGTGGCACTTCCAACAGGGGTTGTTCAGAAAAAGCTTGTAGACAATACAGACAAGACAGTAGCCGAAATCAATACTATTTTATTGGCAGGTTGCATCATGTCTATTGATGACACCCCATCGGCAGGAGCAAGCACGGCTTTGTCCCTTGGCATGGCGGACCGTACAAAGATTCTTGATGAAATTGTTAAAAGAAACCCAGGCCCACGCCTTGGGGAGGTGACGAAAGCTTGTCAGGCATGTGGAGAATCTATGGATCTTCCACTTAGTTTGACAGATTTGTTTCGCTTATAGTTCAAACGATTACGAGAATATTCTTAACGAATACGAACTTCTCACCAGAACTTTTACGGGTTGGACTCTTACAGAGATTCGATCTTTATCGGTTCGAGAACGACAAAACTGGTTAGAAAGAACACAAAGATATAAAGGAAGGAGTTAAATAGTGGCAGATCCAAAGAACGTCATTGTAGAGATCAAAAACGGTCTTGCAGACGTCCGACAACAGATGAACCTGATTAAACAGGATACAGCTGGTTGGGTTAGCAGTCTTAGCTCCGGTGTTACACGCCTTTCCGGAGTTGGCGGTGGAAGCGGTGGCGGTGTAACTGGGACGTTGGTTGCACCAAATCCAAAGTTCACACCTCCTGCAACTCAAGGTGGCGGAAACGCTATGGTTCCTTACCAACCTATGGGCGGCAATATTGTCGCAAACACTCCTCCCGTAGGCGGTGGCGGTGGCGGTGCAGGAGGAGGTGGCGGATCTTCCGGAGGTAGTGGTGGTTACACAGGTAACACCAACTTAAGCCAATATGTAACTGAAAACCCAACCGCTGGTGTTTTGTACGCAGCAGCTCTTACAAGCGGTTTGATTGATAAACCCGGTGAAAGCGTTGAAGCTCAACTTTTAATGAGTCGTTCTGGTTACTTTACAGGCCAAGGTTACGACAAAACTAATGCTCTTCAGGCACAGCTTGCTAAACAAGGTACTGTAAATAACAAAATGGACGTTATGCGCGGGTTATCCGCTGCGCAAAGTGCGGGTATCACGGGCCCTAACACAGTTGCCGCAAACGGATCAATGTCTAGCGTTGCCGCGGGTGTTGCCTCCGCATCTAATTTAGTTCCTGGAATGGGCTTTGAAGGAACAATGCGTGCTTACGCATCTATGCAACAAGGTAGAAACGTAAACATGCTCCGCGGTATTGGTATTCAACTCCGCGATGACCAAGGCAACTTAAAACCGCCTGATCAAATTATTGATGACATTTGGAAAAAGATTTGTCGTGATTATGGACAAGCGTACGGTGCTGGTAAAAAACCTTCAAAACAAGAAGTTCAAATTGGTTTGCAACCAGGTAACTCTATGGACTCAATGCTTGATATGTACTTTGGTAATGATCCTATGGCCAAGCAGTTAGTTGCTAATGGGTTGCTGTATAAAGCTGAAACTGGCGGAGGAGCTATCTCTAAAGCAAAACTTACAGAGCTTGGTGCTACAACTGAAGCTACAAATGCATTTAGCAATAGAAACGCGGCTGGAGCAAAACAAACAGGAAAAACAGCTAATGCTGGAGCAGAGGGCTACACAATGGCAGCAAATCAACTTGCTTCCCTTAGCACAAGTTTAACTGACAACTTTTTACCAGCTTTAGAAAAAGCAACTAAATTAAACGCGTATTTCTTGACCATGCTAGGTGCTGCCAACGATGTTGGTGAAAAAGGATTGGCTGCTCTTGCGGCCGCTGGAGGACCAGTGGCAGCAGCAGCTACAGCTATTTTAGCTGGAGCAGGTATTGGCGTGGGTGTGGGTGTATTAACTGACTTTGGTGCCGGCGGTAAAACCTCTAATACCTCTG